CATCTGAGGCTCAGATCATGGAGCAACTCAAGAAACTCGATATGGGTGATCCTACCTATGATACGAAGCGTCAGACGCTTATGGAAAAGTGGCGAAAAGCACGGCAAAAACAAACCTAAGAATTGGTTAAATACAGAACCAATTCTGTATTCAATAAGGAAACAAGAACATGACTACGGGTGATTTCGATACCTACTACTCCTCCAGTCCTTGGGGCAACGTCACGACCAACAAGCGCACGTATTACGAAGCGATGTTGCAGGCACAGTATTATCTCAAGCATTATGTCTACGGACGTTTTGTTTCAACCCAGTTCAATTTGGCTGAAGAGAACACCGACACGATGGTGTTGAACAACCTGATTGAGCCGCACGCCAACAATGATGCGATCTCAGCGCATTCACTATGGCTGACCTCAAGCCGTTTGGACAGCATGAGCCGCACGATCACGTTGGCGGACTACGGCGGTAAGTTGGCACTGCACAAGCGTGATGCCCTCGTGACCTATTGGAAGCAGAACCCCGATGCCGGTTTGGAACGTATTGTCCAAACGGCTTTGGGTGGCATGGAAACCAAAGTGTTGGAGCGCTTGGCGCGTAACGCTTTCATGGGACATGCACGCAAGTTTATCGGTGACGGCTCACTGTCTGGTTTCGATCAGGTCAGAAGCAGCACCGTTTTGACCACTGCCACCATTCGCGCCATTCATCTCGGTATGGCGGAACGCGATGTGGCTTATGCCAACAACCCCGATGGGCAACAAAGTGCGATTTTCTGCATTACGACCCCCGGCGTAATTGATGGCATCAAGGCCGCTTCGAGCGCTGGTGAGTGGTTGGATGTGATGCGTTATGCCAATCCGATGGAGATTGTCAATAACGAACAAGGTACATGGAAGGGTGTGCGCTTCGTCCTGTCCAATGACGCTTGCCTGTACAACTGCGGTACGATTGTGGCTCAAACCACGATTACCGCTGCTGCGACACAGGGCGATGGCGCGGACGACAGCACCACAGGCGGCTACCTTGGCGTATACAACGTCGGTCAACCCAGCGGTTCGGGTGGCGTAACCAAGTACATCACTGTTGCCGCCAACACTGGCTTCGTTGTTGGGCAGCGCGTGACCATCCACAAGACTCGTACCTCCGGCAACGGCGTGACGAACGGCGTGGATTACACCGAAGGTTCGGCTGAAGTGCGGATCATCCGCAAGATCAGCAGCACTCATATCAGTTTCGACAAGCCGCTGATGGAAGATTTCACCACCGATCTTGGTGGTGGTGTCTATGGGTACATGACCGTTGCACGCAACATTCACACAGCCGCCTTCATCGGTGGGCCGGGTGGTGTGGCGTTGGGCGTAGGCATTCCTCCTGAACTGCATACCCCGCCAGTGGTCGATGACCGCGAAGCGATGCACCGTTTCTCATGGGACGCGACTTTGAAATATGCTCCTTACACCCCAGAGGTGTTTGAAGTGTGGGTTGGAGCAGGCGCAAACCGTGTTGACTTCGGCGCAATGACGATCTAAGGAATAAGAAAATGGCAGCACTGACTTGGGGAGAGTATAAGGAAGTCCTTCGCCGTACCATTGTAAAAGATGTGGACGGCTTAGTGGCAACTGATGAAAAGTTGGTCGATGCGGCACGCTGGGCTTTCAACGGATTGCTCCCGCATACGGCGTTACAAAAAACCGTTACCTACACAGGCGATGGAACGACTTATCAATTTACGCTCCCCGATGATGTGTATGTGCCACTGGAACAGGCGGGGTTGGTGTATGTCTTTGACACGCCAACGCAGTGCATCACGTATCTCAAACCCGCCTATTCCACGTTCGAGATTGCTGCAACTGACCAAATGGCCTTCAATGTTTGGCCTGCGGACACACTGGAAACAGGTGTGCCGATCCCAACGGATGTGTCTTTGATTGTGCGTTATTACGCTGTTTACCCCTATGTGAGTGACGATGCGGACGCGATGCCCATCCCACAGTGGGCTTATGCCGCAGTGGGATATGACATAGGCGTTTATCTCGTCACTTCCAATAGCTGGCAGGAAGCGGAAAACGCAACCGATAAGACCAAGCCAGATGCCGGACAACCGGAGAACAATTCACTGCGACAGTTGCAAGCATGGTGGATCAAGATGAACCAGCGCGAGTTGGAACGCCATCCTAAACAGACTCGTATTGCGAGTATGCGATGACCACAACGCTAAGTGTCCTGAACTTCCTCATGGAAGATACGGCGCAGCGCTTGAAAGATGTCCTGCTGACCAATGTTTCTGACGACTCAAAGGCCAGTGCGGTACAAGCGGGGATGCTGCGTGGACTGCCTAACGATGCTCCGATCACCATTACGGTGAAAACGGGCGATGAAAAATGGCGGCACACCTCCAATATGAGCAGCCAAGATGTGGGTATGAAAGCCCCATTTGCTGAAATTGGCGGGGGTATCTACTGGCGACGGCGGTTTATCGTAACGTTTGACATCATCTTTAACGCCAGTTACACGCAGGACGCAGCGCGGAGCGTGGCGAATGTGGTTCAGTCCCGCGCAGAGTGGGCGCTCCAGAACCAGAACGATGATGGAACGTGGTGGTTTACCACCGACATGGATGAGTTTAGTGAAGTAGCCTCGCGTGTATTTGTCTACAACAGTTACATGACGGAAGGCGGCTCGGAAGGCAAATGGCGTTGGCGCGGTGAAACCTTTGTGGAGTTTTTGACGGAGCGAACCGGATGCGTGTAATGGCGCTTCATGCGGAGAACAAGATCAGACCCGGTGCCTGTGAACTGTACCGTGTCAATCAACCGTTCTATCACCTTGGTAAAGCCAAGGGATGGCAAGTGGGTTGGGACACGATGTACAGCGTATTCGGAGACTGGTTTATAGCCGATAAAGCAGGCATGGGCGCAGCAGCCATTCATAACATCTTCAATGGATTGGATTTGATGGTTTTGCCACGCACGCGGGTGATGCAAGAAGCGATTGAACCATTCATCGGCCCGTTCTTTGAAATCGCGCACCAGTATGGTGTCAAGATGGTTTACGAAGTGGACGATGATTTCACCAACGAGCATCGGGCAGTGATTGAAGGCGATATGGCCTCCGTTGCCAGCGCGTGTGATGCGGTCACAGTGACCACACCATTCTTGGCTGAAACGATGGCACGGGTAACGGGCAAACCGACTTATGTGTTGCCCAACATGCTCGACCCTAAGATTTGGCGGGATGGTGATATTCAACGTAATCTGTCAGAAGACAATGTTCTCATCTGGCTTTCCGGTTCAAAGACTCATATCAATGACTGGAAAGTATTGAAAGATGTGTTCCCTGCCCTGTTGTATAAGCATCCTCATGCGCGGTTGGTAATCTGCGGGTTCACCCCTGATTACTTGGCGAACATGGAAGGTGTGGTTTATCTGGAAGGTGTGGAATACGGGATATACGCGCAACTCGTTCGACAGTCCGATATTGTGCTGGCTCCAGTTGATCCCAACGACCAGTTCAACATGGGGAAAAGTCCAATCAAGGCGACTGAAGGCATGGGCGCGGTGCGGAAGATACAGAACCAACTCTGTGGTGCGGCAGTCATCGCCACCAACAATCCGGTATATCGTCTGGCGGTCAAGGACGGCTTGGACGGGATGTTGGTTGAATATGAACCGCAAGCATGGTTTGACGCAATGGATCAGTTATTGACCGATGCCCCTTTCCGCAAACAGTTACAGCAGAAGGCTTACCACTCGGTTTGGAAAAAGGGAACATGGGACATCAGTAGACAGTGGGTACTCTGGGCGGACGCATATCGCAAGATTGCAGCCCAACCGAAACATAAAATTAAGCAAATCGCCCCAGTTGGCGAAGGAGTAATCTAATGTCCGTTGCCGCAATTGGGGCAGAATTTGGTATTGCCCCTCAAGCATCAGGCAAGATCGGGGCTGGTAGTTTCGTACCATCAGCCTACACATGGCGGCGGTATCGCGCTCCTCAATTGGATTTCGATCCAAAAGAAATGGCGCAACCGTTTCCTCAAGAAATTTCGGGGTTCTACACCCCTACAGGTTGGTATAAGGGTGGCGCATTCGTAGGCGGCGCTCTGGACATGCTTCCCCGTACCGAAAGTGTGATGGGGTTTCTGTATTACGCTTTGATGGGTGATGTATCGAGTGTCAGCGGTAAGGATATGGATGGTGCAACGCAAGCTGCAACCTACACCCATTATTTCAAGTATAAGTCTGACCAAACCATTCCTTGGTTTGCCACACGCTTGAAGATTCCCAATCCGACAGCCGCCAATATCCTTGGTATCTATGGTTACGACTGCCATGTGAACGCCATCCAGTTCCGCATGAATGCCGCCAGCAAACTCACTTGCCGTATCGGTATCATCGGACGCATTCCGCAGTTGGAAGAAAATCCAACCTTCACATGGGCGAATAACCTTGAAGATGATACTAGCGTGCCGGAAGCCTGTACGGGCGTGGTGAGTATCAATGGTGTAAATCCGATTGTCACGTCGATGCAGATTGACATCGTGAACACGCTGACTTCACCCCAGCAGGAAATGATCTTTGGCAGTCTGTATCCCGATGACTTTGTGCCACAGGCCAAGGGTATTACGGTACGGGTACAAACCAAGTGGAATGACCCTGACCTGTACCAGTTGGCAGTGACCAACAGTGCATCAGGAACCGCATGGAGTTCA